GCCAGCCCTCGAGACGATTGCAGGGGCACTGCCATCCGTTTCCATAGAAGAACTTGCCGAGAAGTTTCAGATGGCGATGTACGCGCACGCCGAACGCGCTCCAAACGGAGAGGCGTATATCCCGGCGTCACGCTACGATGCTGTCAGACAGTACATCCTCGACGACTTGGCAGTATGGGCACAGGCTCAACATGGCCGTCGCCTTCGGACAACCACCTCGGCTCCTCAACGGGAGACTCAGCAGGCGTTAGCCGAACGGGATCGTGCGCGTGTGGAAGCGCAGAAGGCCAAGCGTGCCGTAGGACAGAAGATGGTGCCCGTTGGTAGCGCAGGGAGGCCGTCTGGCAAACCGCGTGCTAGTGGGTCTGGTACGACCGTCGATGACGCCGTGGCAAGTGCGCTAAGTTCGGCGTTGTCATCCTTCCGATAATTTGACACTAGAGGTTTACCGTGGCTAACCCCACTCTGATTACCGATACCGAGCTGACTGGTCTGCTCAAGAACGTGTATTCGCAGTTCCGTGAGAAGGTGCAGAACCTCGTGACGCCCTTGCTCGCGCAGTTGGAGAAGGGACGTGCTGGTGGCCCACGCAACATGCGCTGGGGCGGCAACAACGTGTTCTTCGACGTGGTAACTGGTCGTCCGTCTGGCGCGACGTTCTCGGCTGGTGGCTACTTCCCGCCCGATACGACGGCGACGGAAGTGCAGGCTAACGTCGGCGTGGTTCGTGCCTACACGACCCGTCAGGTGGACGGCTTGGCGTTTGTCGGAACGCAGTCCAAGGACGCGGCCTTTACGACCATCGCCACCAA